GTCTGTGCGCCTGTGTCCTTGTCAAAGTATGGGTAGTGATGCTTGCTTATCTTACCCTCTGTGTCGTACTCAACTGTAACGCCAAACTTCTTGCACGTTGCCTCTGATATACGTCTATCGGGTATTGCCGCTACTACTCCTGTCATCTCTAGTTTCCTGTTCGCTTTAGGTTTACTTTCCACAACCTCTCCGTTGCCTCTCTCGTAGTGGTCACAACCGCCTGTAAAACAGACGGCGTGTCCATCGGAGTACCTCGCGAGATTGTTCTTAGAGCCACACGAAGGGCATGGCTCATGTTTAACAAAATGCGAGTCAGTCATTAGAAGTCCCCGCCTCCTTCCACAGGCTCTGCGAGTTCAACAACCTTAATAGCTGACAAGTAGGTAGACGTTCCGTGTACTGGGTGAGGTTTCCCTTCCGCGTACTTAACCCGTACCTTAGAGCCTCTGGTCAATCGACCATTAAACTCATTCCCTTCTGCATCAAACATTGGTACTTCGTACTTGGTACTAAACTTACGTTGTGCTGTACCTTCGTACTCTCGGAGTTTGACACCCTTACTGGCTAGTTTATCTGCATCTTCTGGTTCTAAGGATAAGACCAGTGAATACTTACCAGTTGATTGACCCTGATATTCTTCGTGTTCGTCAAGGTTTGCGAACGCTACGTTACCTTCTAGTACTGCCATAGTAATTTACCTTTGTGTTATTAATTAAAGATTACTTAAGTATACTTTAGAATATATCTTTAAAGGTTATAAACTAAAGTACATATGTATAGTATATCATGTTTCCTTTTGCTTTGCAACCTGTTGCTAAATTAATTATTACTCCTAATTATAGCACGTTCCTCTGCTGTTGCCCAGTTCTCCTCTATCGCCTCGTCTGAAGCTGAATGACAAACTGCACATAAGTCTAGGTGTTCGTCTGTCACTCTGTCCCGCTTCCTTAGTTCAGCCTCGGTTAATATAACGTCACAGGCTTTGCATCTACTCATCTTCTCCAATCTCCTTGTAGGGTCTTCCGTATGTAATCACTAAGAATGGTAACAGGATTACTGTACCCTCAAAGGGCATTGTACTATGTTCCTCTGTCTCGCTGTTATAAGTCCATACTGGGCGTGAATCAACAAACTCCAAGTCTATACCTACGCCATTCCTTAGTTCCACTGTAAATAGTTTATTAAACACTATTGCATTAATCATTGTACTTTGCTCCTAGTCTAGTTTTAACTTCCTTAATACGTTCCTGCATCTCATGCTTGCCTATTGGCGGGTATAGCTTTGCTTCTCTCTCTGCCTCCTCTCTTGCTTCAATTCGTCTTAATGATGCCTCATCTTCATCAAAGGGCTTCTCTGTGTAACTCTCATAGTATCCCTTGCCCTCACAGTAATCACTGTAATCATAACTCCCACAATCATCATATCTACTCATTGTTGTTTGCTCCCATTTGTTGTGCGTATTCATAACCCTGTCTAAATCCCTCTGTATAGTCCTTATTGTTTTCCTCTGACTCATCAAAGGGATACGAGTGTAAAGCGTCGTATTCGCCTCTCTCGTAGTCTGTAAGCTGTTTATAATACTGGTACATTGTTAAATACTTTTCATCAGCCTCATCTTCAAGCTGACTCTGTTCTCTATAGTCTTTACTCATTGTCTCACCTCTTTACCGAAACTTGAACGCCTTAAATAATCGCTTAACTTCATAGGTATAAGAGTCCACTCTATAAAATCAGCCGCAGTATATCTATGCCCGTAAACGTAGTCAATTATTTTCCCGTCCTCAATGATAGCAAGATTAGCTGTATACTTATCTCCATTATCATCAGCTCCCCATATTTCTACGTGATACTCATCAGCTACCGCCTGTTTATCTCCATACTTTATCAAAGGTACTGGTATTTCCTGAGTCTTCTCAGCTTCAAGCCAAGCATGATGGCTTAATTGTGGTCTAGTCATTGTCTTATCCTCTCTTTACCAATTATGTATTACACCTGCAATTATAAACAAACAGGTGACAAAATTCAACCCTACAATTACACTACGCACAATGGCAATGTAATCAGCTTCGCGGTCTGTAGCACCAGACTTGTCTCCTAGTGCTTTAACCCATATACGCCACATCTTAAGAACGTTATGCATAGGGCTTGTGCCTCTCTACTATCACGTCAGTATAGCCGTCATTCCGCCAGTTACTGGCTATCCTGTAGGCTTCTTCTCTGCTTACTAGGTGAGAGTTTACCTCTACACCGCCAACCCATATTGTATAAAACATTACAACACCTCCTCTATTATATCTACCGCCCACTCTCTCTGTATCGGGTCGGCATCATCTGGCACACCCTCATCGTCTAGCATATCAAACACCAGTAGATGTGCCTCCTCTTTACTATTTGCCTCTACCTCTACACTGGCATTTTCTACGTAATGGAAACCTACTTTATATTTCATGATATAACCCCTGTAAATACTTGAATCACTACCATAGCATAAATGCCACCTATTGACACATTCCAAAGCACCGCGCGTATCTTATCGCGTTTCTGCTCACGTTCAAACTGTTTCAAGGCTAGATATCTTTCAGCGTTATAATTCATTCGGCTTGCTCCCCGTTGTATTGTATTTTAATTTTCCTACCTTCACGCTCCAATAGAGACTCCCAAGCCAACGCTTGCTCCAGTGTCATTGGTGCTATATTTGCAACAGTCCATTCATCTTGCTCACTATCCCGATAACTTACAAGATAATTATCATACTTAAAATTCTCTTTATTCATAATCTTAAACCTCTCTAATTCAATTCTAAGGCTGTTTAAGCCTAACCAATACATACCTACTAATAAACACTAGAAAACGCCCTACAAGGGAATACAGGGCGTTCTGTAGTGCTTACTCCTATTATGTCACCCCAATAATATCTGTAATTAAAGTTTTTTCCGTAGTGTAATCCAGTTTATCTAAGCCTAGTTTTTTACTGGTTAAACTACAAGTACCCGCCATATAATAAAACTTATTGTCGTTACTAGTCAAATTACCGCTAGTAATGCCCTGTTTATTACTGACAATGTAGAACAATGGTTTCCCGTTACCAGTGAAGAATCGCATTGTTTTGTTCTTTCTACCTGTTACCGTATACCAACCGTCATTGGTGGAATCACCGGTAAACAGTGAATCGACTAGTGAATCTTCACCTCTACCAAATTTTAGACCGCTTGGGAATTTAATCATATTATCACCTATAAAAGTTTAATTAATTTAATAACGCCTACTGTTAGCCAATAGGCGCGATAAATTAACTATGCAACCTTTTCAACATTAAATAGCTTGCCGGTGTACTCGTTGAACAATTCCTCAACTATTTCAATAGCATCTTGATTCAATGCCATATATTGACCGCCTTGAATTAGCTTATGGAAATCATCATCTCCCCCGGCTATGCCACTCTGAATAGCTTCATCAATCCAATCATAATTATCAACAGCCCATTTGCGTAGGTCATAGTAATATATGTCAATGTTTGAATCAATAATCTCATGCAACCCACCGGCATAATCTAAGTGGTCGTATAGTTCGCCACTGTTGGCTATTTCATCGCTTGTATCAATGTTATTTAAAAGTAAATCTTTGATATCGTTTTTCATAATAAATCACCTGTTTAGTTAATGTTTAATTAATTGATGTAGCCATTATAGGCAATGGCATCATATTGTCAACACCTAATGCGTGACCAATATAAACAATCTAGTCACACTATACTACTACCTTTATATACAGGCGCGTGCGTGCGTATAACATAACGGGTTGAGGTTGTCAAGTGTTTTATCTCAGGTGTGTCTATAGGTATCCACTAGCGTACTCACACTTACCCGTCCAGCTCTACATGTGACCGCCTTAAGGATTCCAGTCACTGTGGATTACCTGTGGATAACTCCTGTGCCTGTGGATAACTTGTGTAAAACCTGTGGATAACTAGGGGCGGGGGGTCTGTAGGATTTTTATAGTGTCACTGTACCCACTGGTATACTAAAAAAGCCAATATTCAATAAAAAGAATTAATCTAAGTTTATCCCCTAAGTTATTGTTTTACTTAGGTATTGTGACGGGTACTTAAGTATGACAAATATTAATACAAAAGGACAATATTATTACTATTAGTTATGGAACTAAAAAGTTGGTCGGCGGGTCTAATTTAACTAATAAAGTACTTGACATTACGTTATAAATATGCTATAATATACTTATAGTATAGATTAATTTAAAGCCTTAAGGATACTTAAGTAGTCTTAGATATTAT